GTTCTTATAACCTCTACCGTCGGGGTCAAGACTCTCACGGTAATAAAGTTCCACTAATTCCTTAGCTTCATCAGTAATAAGGGGTTTTGACAAATCAACAATCTTTTCATTAATCTCAAAAAATTCATCTCCATATATACCTGTTTTGGTTTTACCACTTAACAAATTTTGTAATACTTTGTTTTCCTTGTCTTCTTTCAAAAGGTTTTCAGCCTTTAATAAAATATCGGTAACAGTTACCGTTTCGTCAAGCACCTCAGGGAACAATTTCGCAAATGTCTTCTCACCCAAGAAATAGATACCATCGATATTATCTGACTTGTCCCCCATTAAAACCTTACAGGTCTTGATGTTATCGTGTGGAACTTCAATGTCGTGTAATTTGATGTTATCCCCCTTCTTATAGAATCTTTTTGAATTTGGTGAATAGATTGACACCTTATCTGAAATAAGTTGTGTCAAATCTTTATCACCTGAAAAAATTGTTTTGTGTTCGTTCTCAGAAATTTGACAGTAATAAGCGATGAGGTCGTCAGCTTCATTATTGTCAATGAGAACTTGTCTTACGAACATCTCTTCGAGGTATTGTTTTACCCTCTCCTTCTGTTCTTGAAATGAGTCCATTTTAAACTCATTCATGTCGTTTCTACGATGTTCTTTGTATTGGGGGTAGATAGTCTTTCTTGCGGAAGAATTACTATCACCATCCCAAAAAACTACGACCTTGTCGTAATTGTACTCTTCAATAAACCGTCTAATTGTGTTTATGAAGTGCCAAGTCCCTCCAATATGTTTTCCATTATGGAAGTAATCTCTTACACCATGAAACCCAATTTTAAAAAGATTGTTTCCGTCAATTATTAACGTTTTAATCACTACAGTTTATTTAATGGTTCTACTTACTCTTTTTCTTCTTTCAAATCAAAATCACCTTCGGTACCGATAATCTCTTTCCAATAGTCAGCATACTCTTTCTTGTACGCTTCAATTGACGCTTTCTCTTCAGAAGCCTCTTTACCCGCAATGAATCCGTGAGGTGTTACGATAATCTTACCGTCTTCATAACCAAGTCCATTGATGTGGTTTTTCAATACCGACACTTTGGTTCTTGATGCGAACTTAACGGTTCTTTTGTCTTTGGTTGCGGTAATCTTAGTTGTACCAGCGCCTTTTTGGTTTCCAAATAGGAATACCAATGATGAGTTCAACCAAATTGCTTCACCACCCTTAGCTTTGATTTTTGGTTGACCGAATGGGTTATCAGGTAATTCAACCCAAGGTTGGTTAACGATAACCAAAGTGTTTTCGTATTTAGAGTCCGCCTTACGTGAACCTGAAATACGTTGGTTGATACCCATACCGATTTTGTCCGCCAATGTTGATGCGTTGTGTTGTTTACCACCCTTACCTTCGTAAGTCATCTTACAAGGAACAGAACCAACTGAATCCCATAAGAATAATAAACTATAATCCAACTCACCTTTTTCTTGTGCATCTAACAAACTATTGATGTAGTCAGTAATTTGTTCGATGTAGTCAAAGTTGTTATTAAAGATGTAGAAACCATCCCAATCCAACTCACCTGTCGACTCATCAACAACTTCTTCACATTCAAAACCCATAAGTTTCGCGTGTTCAAAAGACCATTTTTGTTCCGTGATGATAAACACAGGTAAAATACCTTTTTTCTGTGCATCCACAGCTGTTTTAACTAACGCTGTTGTCTTACCAGTGTCTGAGTGTCCTAAGAACATATTCAAATGTCCGATAGCAGGTCCAGGTAAACCAACGGCATCCAAAAACTCCTCACCCAAGTCAAAGAAACGTTGGGGTTTGTACTTAGCTGAAGTAGAGAACTTCTTCTTCAGAGTACTAAAATCATTTTTCTTAATTGCCATTGTCTATGTATAATATTGTTATTACCTAAAAATAAGAAAGCATGGACACATTGTATATGCTAGTGTCCATGCTTTTATAATTAAATTTAGAATGGTAAATCTTCGTCTGCCTCAGCGTTAACCTGTGGGTCAGCATAAGCTTCGTCACCACCTAACATAATCTCACCTGAAGTTGAGTCTCCGTAAACGTATCCACCTTTTTCAGAATCCCAACGTGGAGTCTCACCACGAGCAATTGCTTCAAGGTATTCAACAGGTTTTTTAGAGTATACGTCTTCCCAAGTCAACTCATCTTCAATCCAAGACTTAGCTAAGTCTTTGTCCTCATGAACAGGAGCTGGGTCATCATACATGATGGTTTGAATTACGGTGTAGGTTGCACCTTTAGGAGTTTTCGCCTTTGTCAATTCAAGGATAATGTCACGTCCGTTATCAGGGTCTGTGATGTCACCTTTAGCTCTCCAAATTGGAATGATTTTGTCAAGAATACCTTCGTTCTTGTAGTTGTGTTTGAAACGCCAGAATTTTACTCCTTCGTCTTCTGCGTCACGGTCAATAACTTTAACAATGTAAAATTTACGAGAAAGATATTGTTTAGCAAGTTCCTTATCAGCATCTTTACCTGTTGAACGTAGTTCTTCATAAACCTCGTTCAATGGTGAACGCTCATTGTCGTTCTTTCCTGGGTCATAAAACTTTTGCCATTTACCGTCCACTTGAATCTCGTGGTACCATACTTCTTTGAATGGTGAAGAGCCATCTGCGGTCGGGAGGATTCTCAACCGTCTTTGTCCCTGTTTTTCGGTGTCCTTAAGGATTGCTGCAAAGTATTTCTTCATTCTGTCTTCTTGGGACATCTTGGAAGATGAATTAGAACTACCTTGTTTTGATTGTTCGTACTGTGCTAGTACTGCGTCTAATGAATTTGTCGCCATAATATATAAATTTTAAGTTGTTTACTAAAGTATAAGTGTCAGCCGTGGGTTTGTCAAATCTAAAAACGGTCCGAAGACCGTTTTATTTATCTAACATTAATAATACTATCATCAGGTTTTTCGTCACCAAAATCTCTAAAAGATTTTTTGATGTCCGAGTTTGAATAGTCCTCAACTTCATTTTGAGTTAAAACATATTCATTTTTTCCCGATTTTTCCATCTCTTCTTCTTTATCTTGGAAAAAATCAGATAATTTTTGATTGTAAGGACCTGAATCTAATGTTCTTAGTTCAAGTTTTTCTTGAGGTGTTTTAGTTCTATACTTCTCAACCTTCATTTCAAGGTCGTTAAGTTTTGTCATAATATTGTCCATCTCCCCAAGTCTAGATTCTAAATCGGTAAGATGTTTAAACAAGTTGTCAAAATACTCTTCTTGTTTTTTCTCAACATTTTTTTGTGACTTAACTAAATCAGTAATATCAATCTCTTCAGTCTTGTCTTTTTCTTCACCAACCTTTTCAACGTCAGGGTCATTAGCAACATCCACAGGTTGTGGTTCTGTTGTTGCAGGTTCTGCGGGTGGTGGTGGAACTGAGCCCATTGCAGGGTCTACAGGTGGCATTCCCATAGCATCAGGAGCAGCCATTGCTGGGTCAGCCGGTGGTGCTGCCGCAGGGTCTACTGCAGGTGGTGGAGGTAACTCCGCATCTTGTTCCATAATGTAGGTATTTATTTCTCTATATCTAGAGATTTCTGAAAGTATTCTGTCGTCAACTTTTCTCATTTCTATTAACCATTTAAAAGTTGTTTAACACCATGAGATGTTTCAACTTGGATTCTTTTATTTTTTGTCATTGTGTTATCAACACGTTCAATAAGTCCATCTCTCATTCTAACTGTATAACAGTCACCTGTGTCTAAATCACAAACTTGTTTAGTACCATCACCTAAATCTTTTTCAGTGTGTCTGGTATTTTTACCTAAATAGTTGTCTAAAATTAATTTTACGTTCATAACTAATGTTTCTTAATAAATATCTTATTATATGTAAAAATTATTATTTGGGGGTTTGGTCATAAACTTCAATGGCTGACTGAACAATTTTTTCAAGGTTTTCTTTTTCAGTCTGACTTAATTGATTATATACCTCATCTTTTCTATATTCAGCAGCATTATTAAATTTCACTAAAAATTTAGTAATATCAACCTTATTTTTACCGTACCCACTTAATCTGTCTTTCCATCTATTACTAATAAAATTGATTGATGACCCGATACTTTCAAAAATAGGGTAAGCAATATTAGTTGTTGAACAATAATACTTTTTATTTTTAAACGCCTCATTTCCTGATGGTCCCCAAGACGATGTTTGTTGAGCTGGTGATATCGAAATACCTAGGAAGTTATTTTCAACACCTGTTAATAATGAATTACTATTAGATTTTTTAGAGTTCATATAAATCGCACAGAAAATAATACATCTTAATAAATCGTAATTAGGAATGTTTGTAGGTACTGAGGTAACTACCTCATTAATCATTGTTTGATAATTTACCTCTTTAGTGGATACCCCATCTAAGACTGAATAATCACTATACGCATTTAATACTTCACATAGATTACTACCACCACTATTTGGGTTAGTTGAGTCTTGATTAGTAAGTTGACCGATAATACCTGTCGCTTGCGCTTGGACATTAGAGCTTTGGTTACTAACGGTTGGTTTTTTCTGATTATTTTGTGTTGTGGTTTGTAATTGGTTTTTAATCGATTCTAATAAATTAGTTTTTAACGATTGTAAATAATTATCAATTTTAGGTAAAGACGCAGTTGGTTGTCTAATACCATCAAATGTTGTTTCAAATTTACCAGGTGAAATACTGTGGTTAACACTAGTAATCATATATGGACCGCTAAACATTGGTACGTGTCTTAGGTTAAAATACATTGTTGGTTGTATCAAGGCATCACCCATCATACTAACTGAACAAGAATAACTTCTATTTTTGTATAAATTATAAAGAGACGTGCTTTGTGTCGCCCCCGCTCTGTTATTACTTTGGTTTGCCATTTGATTTAACACTTCTAAAGACTCGGCGGTAGATTTACCACCATCTTGAGCAACACTAAATCCATGAAATATTGATTGATTCTGAGGACCTATATCCACATTAAAACCAACAACTTTATTTGATTGACCCCAATCATTCTTATTAGTTAAATCTTCAACTAATGGATTATTAGAACTTCTAGTTAATTCAAACGCATCATTTCTAAAACGATAATCAACATTATTTTTCAAATCTAATTGTTCACTAGGTTTACCACCATAAAAACAAACCATCTTAGCACTTGATTGTCTATAATCAACATTCATAAAAGTACCAAATAATGTGTTAGCAAAGTCTAAAGTACCTTCAGGTTTTGGTACGGCATCTCTAACGACATCTTGTACATTATAGAAGTTAACATATGAAGGTAAGTTCATCACAACAAAGTTATTTTGAACTAATATACCCTCAACAAATGTTTTAACACTCATCTTGTCGTTAGATGTTTTTAGATTAGTCGCAGAATTTAATTGGTCTTTTAGTTTGAATATGTCAACCAAAATTTTATCTCCAATATTTCTACTTGCTCTATCTAACAATAAAACATCTTCAAATAATGTCTTTGTTTTAAAATCGGAACCTGAAATCCATTTATCGTTTAACGCTTTAAACGATTCCCAAAGTTCTACTTTTGTTTGATTACCTTCTAACTTAGTTTGTATTTTATTATTCGCTTGTACCGTAGTTGTTGGTAATTCCTTCTGTATTTTGGGTATTAAATCGTTAATAACATTATTCTTAAAATCAATTAATGAGTTTAAGTAATCATCCATCGATGTTGTAAATGATGATTTTGTAGTACCACTATTGAGTAATTTTTGACTTGCGTATAACTTAATGATAGGTGCAAAATTAATTATGTTTTGTTCGTTAAAGGCAACATTTAAATCAATAAAAAAGTCAGTTATATATGAACCGTTATTATCATAAACTAATTCAGGGATTTCTGAAAAACCAACATAGGTTCTTAGTGCTTTCCATTCGTCAGGGTATTGTACTATTGAGTTTGCTAATGTTTGACCACCAGAACCTGGTAATGCGTTTGGGGTACTAATACTATATAATTCCCAAGTGTACGGTTCAACAATCTCTAAACTTGAGAAACTATAGAATAGTCGTTTGTCA